ATTGATGCGATGACTGCATTTTTCGACCAGATACACTGGAATAGTCTGGTCTTGGCAGTGGCGTACGCCTACCACTGCCGCCAAACAGCAGGGCTCCGTGACTATAGGTTTGTCGCGGAGCAGGTGCCGTGAGTCACCAACTGCTTGCCAGCCAGACTTGTCTGGTTGGCTTCGGTTACCGCACCGAGGAAATGCGGAGAATTGGTGCCTTGCCAGCGTATGGCCCAATTCAACAGGGTGCTCAAATTAAGATACGCCGTCGCGCATATGAACCAATGGCTCGTTGTCCAGTGCGCAAGTCTCTCGGCTGTCACGTTGAAGACCACTGCCTGCCAGAACCCGACTTGGTTGAGCCGGAGTCGGTGAAAGCGGGCTGTGAGAAACGGTTTTGTCATGCACCTCCTCCTGTTAACATTAGGGTTTTCTACGATGAATTCCTGCCCTTTGTCAGGAATTATGTTGAAACACATTATACGCCTCTGGCACCGGAGGCTGATGTTAGTGTGGATACTTGGCTGGCGAATTCCTCTTATCCTGAGTGGCGGCGTTCTGAATTGCGCGAAGCTCATGAACGCCTGCAACAGTTTACTGAAGCGGGCGACCTCAAAAAGTTGATGGCTGTCAAGTCCTTTATTAAAGACGAGACATATCCAACATTCAAATACCCTAGGCCAATTAATTCTCGTTCCGATGAGTTTAAGACGCTTGTGGGTCCTTGCATGAAACTTATTGAGAAAGAAGTATTTGCTGACCCGTCATTTATTAAGAAGATCCCTCGTGATGAGTGGCCCAGTTACCTTGAAGATATAATTAAGGACAGGGAATTCATCTACATCAGCGATTACTCATCCTTTGAGGCTTTGTTTGAAGACTTGATGGAGGTTGAGTTATATCTGTATAAGTGGATGCTACAGTACCATCCTGATTTATGGTCCTGGGTCTCAAAAATAGGGGAAACAAATTATTGTGAGTTCGCTCACGTTACAGCACGTGTGTGGAGGAAGCGGATGTCCGGCGAGATGAACACCTCGCTGGGTAACGGTTTCACTGCGCACATGGTCGCCAAGTTCCTTGTCTGGCGTAAATACGGTAAGGCGGTTCAAATCCTTCAGGAGGGTGATGATACCATATTTGCCAGTCCCGGTCCTCTTGAGGAGCAGGACTTTCTGGACTTGGGGTTGGAGGTCAAGCTGCTGCGTGTGCCTGACGTGTCTGTGGGACAATTCTGCCAACTGTTGTATGACCCTGATGAAATGATAGTAATCAGGGATCCTGTGCAGTACGTGGTTTCGTTCGGCTGGTGCGGCGGCGCATATATCCGTACTGACCGGCACGACCAGAACTTGCTGATGTGTAAGGCTTTGTCCTGTATCAGCCAGTACCCTGGCCATCCGATAGTACAACCCATGGCCTACTGGGTCTTACGCTGCTTAGATTACGATGACTGTGATCAGACGAGAGATAACCTTATCTTGTTTGTTGAAAGGCAACGCAGCATCGATGACTATACGCGGCTAGTCTACATGGCAGCGCTAAAGCGACCTTCTCTGCCTCCACCGTTGCCGATTAGTTTCGGTACTCGTTTGTTGGTAGAGACTCTCTTCGGCGTTAGTGTGGAAGTCCAGCAGAACTTGGAAGACTGGTTTGATTGCTCCAGTACATTGCAACCCATTCCGCGAGATTTGTTCGGTCCTTACTTATGTTTGGATTGGGCTATCTATTATGAGTGGTACGTTCGCCCCGTGCAGCCCCAGACGGACCATCTGTGGAGGCATGTGACGGTCGGTCCTCAAGTGGATGAACATGTAGTGTAAATTGCGGTCGTGGAGGCTTGTTGGAGCCTGGAGGGTGTGGCGTGCACGAGCCACTACGGGGTGTTGACCTGAAGGGAAC